AATGGCTGTTTTGCCCTTGGCATAACCCGCAGTCAGATCCACCAGGTAACCGGTGCCGGTGCCTTTGGTGTGAGACACGATCTGTCCTGACTCACCAAACAGGAAGCCTTCCAGCTTTCCAATGCTTGCATTGCGGAGCATATCGGCATTTCCAGCTTCATTGACCTTGAAGAGGCTGGACTGCTTGCTGCGGATCTCTGCACCGGTCGTGGTATTGATGACCATGTGCATATCATCCGTCCAAGCACCGTTGTCACGCAAGATTTTGCCAGGCTGAGCAACACCGGAGAGATCACCTGCGGTACCAAATGGAGTGGTTCCAGCAGCGCCATAGGCACGTGAAGCACCGCGTTTTGCAGCCAGATGAAGATCGGATTCAACCTCGTTGGTCAAGGTGCGGAAAGCCTGGGCGAACTGATCATCTTTGACGGTGCCATGCAAAGCACCGAGGGATGCCTCTTCTTCGCCGGTCCAGTCAAACTTGACCTTGCGCACCTTGCTGATGGTCATTTCGCCATAGCTGATGTTTTGCCCGGTAGCATCTGTGAGTCCAGCTGCCGGCGTCAGGTCTTCAGCCGCCATCGTTGGAACGATCGGATATGTGACCTTCTGGTCCTTGGCGACATCTTCTGCAGAGGGATCCATATAGACCGCAGGCAGAAAACCGACCTGCTCGCGCAAAACGCGATCAGCCGATTTGTAAATATTGGGGATCAACCCCGTGAGTGTATTGGCCATGTGATTAGTACCTCGTTTCGCTTAATATTGAATCACCTGTTATTCGGTGAGTTTGCCGCCCGCCTGAGAAAAGGCAAGGCGTGCTTTGGGGCTGAGCGCATTGAATGCAGCTCGGTTCATGACCTTGGGGGTGTCTGCCTGGTCACTTTGGGCAGCGGGATCCGCAGGGGCAGAGAAGAGAGAAGAAGCGTTGTCGCTTTCTGCCGACGCATCACGCACGCTGGCATACATTTCATTCGCTTCTTTCGCTTTGGCTTTTGCCTCGTCCAGCGCGGGGCGCAGCTCAAGCGCTTTCTTCTTGCCTTCATCGGTCCCATCGTTGAAGAGCGTATCCATTTCACTCAGGATCCGCTTGACTTCAGCATCCGCTTTGATGGCGGCATCGTAATAGGGCTTGAGATTGGGCATCGATAGACTCCTTTATTTGTAGAGCTGAACATAATCACGCAGGCTCTGCGCCTCGCGTTCATTCTCCGCATCGATAGGAGCGCTGGACTCCTCCGGTGACGGTAGATTGACAGGTAAACTTGCATTGGTGGAAACTGGCGTGGCTTTGGTTCCCAACAGACGGGTAACAGTCCCATCTAGGGTGTCGATACGATCCGCCATGCCTTCTTTCAAAGCCTGGCGAGCGCCTACAACACGACCCTCTCCAAAACCATTACGCACGATCGCCGGGCTGACCCCACGATTTCGAGCAACACTCGACACAAAGCTGTCGTAGGTCTCATCAATACGGGTTTGAATTGCAGCTCGAGCTTCTTCTGTGAGCGGCTGATAGGAATTGGCTTCGGCTTTATATTTGCCCGCTTTGATCACGGAGACCTTGATGCCTTCCTTTTCCAGGGCAGCACTCATATCTTCGTGAACAGCAAATACACCGATCGAGCCAATATCCGCAGAAGGCGTGGTCACAATTTCGTCCGCGGCACTCCCGATCCAATAGGCAGCAGAAGCCATCAGGTGATTGGCGACAGCCACGATCGGCTTTTTGCCGCGAGCGTTGTATATCTTTTGGGATAGTTCCTCGACCCCATTGACTTGTCCACCCGGACTATCAATATCGAGGACAATGGCGCCCACTTCCGGATCCTTGAGCAACGTGGCGAAGGCTGCACCAAACCGCTCAGCGCTCGTGGCGCCCGAGATATCGGTCATCATGTTGGCCCGTGGAAAGATCGTGCCAAATAACGGCAGAATCGCCACACTATTGACCCGTCGTTCCATTGGACGAACCGCCCCGTGAATACGGGTCTGCACTTCCTCGGGATCCAGTTTTTCACCGGCCACATGCCGCACCACGATCTCCTGCAACACCGTCAATTTACTGGGCAGGATCGCCCACGGGGTTTCCATAAAAGCTTCCAACACATAGGATCGTTGCATACTACACTCCTGCTCCTGTTTCTACAGCAACAGCACCAATTTCGGCATTGTTGCTTGTCATCCAATACTTGTCACCACCCGGGTAGCTGTCCCGATCTTCGAGAGAACGTGCGTCATTGGGGTTCAGTTGCCCAGACCGGATCAATACTTCATTGAGTTCCGCTCGTGTCTTTGCATCTGTGCGAAGGATGGATGCGCGGTTGAATTTGAAATATTGTTCTGCCTGCTCTGCTTCTGAAAGCCAGCGCAAACGAGCGGCTTGTTCCCACTGCACCAGATATGGATCAAGCGTGGAACGCAAGTAATCCAGGTCCTGCTGCTCGTTTGATTGGTAGCTTTCTTTTCCCATGCCCAGCTTATAAGCAGGATATTTGAAAAAATTGGCGATCTGTTGATCAGTTGCTCCGATGCTTTCCAGGAACTGAGCATCCGTAAGCTTCATAGTGATGGGCTCGAATTTCGTAACCTTGTTGTCAAAGACCACCAACCCACCCGTATCACTAAGCGCCTCGGTATAGGCATCTTTATAGATCTGGCGACCCGGTTTATCGAGAGATGCAGACACCTGGATATAAGCGGATGGGTTTAGTCCATTGCCCTGAATCTCACTTTGTGTCTGACTCATTCCTAACCGCAAACCAATGGTTTCTCGTGCGTACTCCAAAACGGACCGCCCCCACATACCATTGGTCGAGTTGATCATCAGGTGCAGCACTTCAACCGCTGGGATGTGTTTTTTGTCACCGTTCGGGAAGCGCACCTCATACCAAAGGTTGCCCTGCGGATCCAGCTTGGGCAATGTCATATTGACGGGCAAAATGAACAACTCACGCTCTGCAGGAGGCGTAGGTAACCAGATCAACGCATTTCCCCAGAAAAGCAGCCAGTTGATGGCTGTCTTTTTCAACATAAACGGTGTCATCCACCGGTTCGAAGACACTTCTACTAAATAGGATATGTTGCGAATAATGGCGTCCGGGCTAATTCCCTCGGTTCGCTCGTTCGATCGGCGGAATTGTTTCAAAGGCATGCTGGCAATATCGTCACTGATCCCGTTTGCACATCGGTAAACAGTTGCCACTTGCTTGGAAAGTTCAGGGCTAACGTATTGCTTTGCCTTGGTCTGGGTTCGACCCGCATAAATAGAGCCAGCCTGGTCCGGTACGGCTTCGAGTGTGTTCGTGGCAGGTTGAGGTGGCAATGACTTCATCGAGCTGGATATGATCATTTGGACCTTGCCTTACCGATCAGATAACTAAAATGCAGGCAGAAAACACCTGCAATGAATAATGCCGCTATAGGATGCAGAAGATATGCGCCCACGATCAGGAGCACAGCGCCCAACCAGTAAAAAATATCATCCAGGTACTGAGACAGGAAATGCTTCAACTCTTGCTCCGAATGGCATTAGTCAGATCACGGATATCAGCGCCCAACGCACGCAGCGCAGAGATCAGATCTAGCTGGCTTGTATCTTCGAAACGTTTCATCAGGATGACCTTGGGGTGATTATTGACACGCAACGGGACGAACTTGGACCCCAAGCCATCCACATTGGATGAAACCATCCCCCAGACAATACCCTTCTCCTCCGGAAAAACCTTGAAGACTACAAAGGTGTCATCCTTCATGTATCTTCCGATAGGCATCGAATTGGAATCCCTTTTGGGACTGATCTGCAAATAGTCCAGCAAGGACTTGTACACACCTTCAACCAATGGTTCGTCCATTATTTCCTTCGATCCTTATCAGCGTTTACCGCTGCGATTAAGTCCTTGGTTACGCTCATCTTTTCATAGCGTTCTTTAGATGCTTTCTCGTGCTCAGCCAGTGACTGTGCGATCAGTCCAAACATTTCGTCTTGTTTCTCGACCAGCGTTTTGATATTGACTGCCCACATATTATTGATCTGCAACTCGTGCTCACGGCGTTCTCTTGCCATATTGGCGGCATTGAGAGAGCGAGCTTGGTCAAGATCCTTCAAATGCTTCAGGAACATGTAAACGGTGAAGATAATGGCGGCAGCCCAAGGAGCCTGCTCAATAAACTTTATCCAAACGTCATTCATCGTTTCTCACATCCTGCATCCACTCATCGAAGAAGTGGCTGGCAACAAGCAACGCAATTGCCACATCCCGCGCGAAACGTCCACTCTCGATGATTTGCTGTAATGGACCTGATAAGGTGATCGTTGGCACCATCCAGCGACGCATAGCATCTTGAATCTGCGCCAC